CGAAATCGCTCACGCGTCCTTACTATGTCGTTACTAGCGAATAGCGGCTCGTTTGAAACCCAGTCTAAGTCATTGATTTCATGGCGCGCCGGAGAGGATTCGACCCCTGACCCCCAGATTCGTAGTTTGGGGCCGGACATTGATTCTGCTCAGCTTCTCTGCAAACCGGGCGTAAACCAGCCCATTGCGGATCAATACGTTAGTAGCCGAGCTGCAAACCAAGAAGCCCGAAAGAAAACCGCCTCCACGGCAACGGAAGAAAGCGGACTCAATGGTCGCCTCATTCCCTCCGGCGATCAGACTGCGTCCAAAACACCGGTGCGCGAGCGGTCTGCGGCACCTGCGACGCATAGAGACTATCAGGACCGCGTCGAGCGCCTAGCGCACCCCTCAAATCGTCTCGTAGCCCAGCTCAATGAAGCTTGGAGAATCATGGACGACCCGCTGCAATGGATCCTGCAGCGAAAGAAAGGCAATCCACGGAATAAGAACTCCGGCTGGCAAAGCCGTTCCTTCTGCACCACGCGGGAAGTGCTGCTGCGCTGCGTTCGCGAGCACTGCAGCGACGTAGAACCAGCTGCGCTCACCAAGCTCGCTGCCCTCCCCCCACATCACGCGATGCAAAACTTGGACGTTCGCGGAACGGACCAAGCACAGCCCGACGAGCAACCGGAGCCGTTGGTTTATCAGGGACCTGGAGGTTTGCGAGGCTGACCACGACCCAGCTCCCGCAAGCCAATCCGCTCTTCCTTAGTTGGACGTGTGTGAGAGAGGTAGGCAAGAAGGAAGGAGGGGAGAGTGAAACATCTGGCTGGAGAGCGCGATAGAAAGCACGGCTCCTGGTTCGGTCTCGCTCGCGTCATGCGCGACCCACAGATGTGGGCGAATAAGATGCTCTCGAATGCGCTGCACATCTCGAACGCGACAGCCAAGGGAGGTATCATTGCCGAGAAAAATGCCTTCGATGACGAGAGGCAGGCCGAGGACAGCTACGCACAGCCCAACGCCATTACGTGGGCGGCGGAGGGCGCCATCAAGGACGGGCGCATCATGGCCAAGCCCGGCGGTGGAGACCCCAGTGTCTATCTCAAGATATTGGAGTTCGCTGTTTCCTCAATCCGCGACGTCACTGGTGTCAATCTTGAATTGCTTGGACTGAGAGACGCGGAGCAGCCCGGCGTCCTCGAAGCGCAGCGCAAGCAAGCGGCCATGACGGTGCTGGCGACGCTGTTCAATTCATTGCGCCGTTTCCGCAAGCAGATCGGTCGCATTCGACTGCACTACATTCAAAACTCATTCTCTGACGGCAGGCTCGTCCGCGTCGTCGGAGTTGACGGAGCACAATTCATTCCGCTCATGCATGACAAGACGGCGGGCGAGTACGACATCGTCGTCTCCGACGACGATGTCGTCACCAAATCAGAAGGAAGCCAACTAGGCGATCATCAGCCAGCTCATGCCCGACTTCAAGGAAGTGCTGATGCAGGCTGGACAGACGCCAGCCTGACGTTGCTCGAACAGGATCGAGTACCATGACAATTGCAAAATCAGCCGCATTCCCTTTGCCCTTAGATCGGGTTGAAGCGACAAAGCCCAAGAGGCAGTCACGCGCGAGCAAGCGCATCACAATGCGCCAAGCCACCAACGTCATCGAGGCGGTCAAATTTGCAAAATTGATCGGCCTCCCCTTGGTGGCCCATCTAACGATCCATTGGAGCCTCACCGATGTCGGAGACGATCCCGACGGCAAGCTCTTTGCGAAGATTCGTGAGGGCCTGGACAAGTGGCTGCAGCGGCACGGTATCGAGTTCGCTGCGGCATGGGCGCGTGAGCGCCAAGCGGGAGGGCAATCAGATGTCGTACATTGCCACCTGCTCTTCCACTTGCCAGTGGAATACCGCACGAGCAAGAAGCTGCTTCAGGTCGAAGCGGCGATTGCTCGCCTCATCAAGCGACACGGTCGCGGGATCTCAGACGAGCGGGTCATCAAGCTCGTGATCCACGATGACCCTGACGGCAAGTATCTCATCAAGGGTGGTGGCCCCAAGGTCTGGAAGCGCTTCGGGCTCCGCAAGGAGCATCGCCGCTTGCAGGGCTTCGTCCACGGCAAGCGATGCGGCGTGACGGAGAACATCGGTCCGGCTGCGCGCAAACGGAGGACGCAACAACAAGATCGCAGCGAGGGAGTAACCGCATGGGCGGCTTAGTCCTGGGGCAGCAGCTCTCAGCGGGACGTGCGCACGGATGCTGATGGAGCGCTCGTAGGAACAAAACGGAAACAAAGGTTTAGCGGTGAGATTGGCGACAAGGCTGTGCTAGAAGAAACCTCCCCTTACTGGAATTTCATCTGTCAGATCCAGCCGGTTGACAGTGGAGACCGAATTGTAGTATTATTAAATTCGTTCGGGCGACAGGTTCCGACCTTAATTCGTCCAGAGGATGTCAAGGAGATCCACACCCAGCAGGGTGAGATCATCCCAAAAGGCGATCCTCGAATGTGCAAGCTGGCCTGAACCGAAATGTCGGCAGACCCCAGTGAGCACGCCGGGCGCAATATCGCCTCCCCGGCTACAAAGCGCAGAGTGCGCTAATCGGTTTTTGCGCGCCCACGGCTGGAAACAGCCTGTGGGCTTTTTGATGTCCAGTTCATACGCCCGCCTGGGTACCGGCGAACGCCCACGCTCACCTCAATCGAGTCTGAGCTGCCGAAGAGTCACAAGACGGTCCACGGCGCTCTCATTTGAGATCGCGACCATTACTTTTCACGAGCTCGTTCTCGCGCGGAAACTGCTTATAGCCCGGACAGAACTGCTGAAACGCAGCTGGACGAGCGAGTTGTTCCGCGCGAGCGATGAGAAGTGCTGCAAGTAGAAGATCAGCAACTACACAGAACCAGAGGAGAGAGTGAATGAGCGACAAGCAGGAGAAGGCAGGGAAGGAGATCATTATGCATTATGAAAGACTGAATGAAAGACTGAGCCAGTTTCAAAATTTCGTTGAGGGGAACAGTGATGACCCCAACGCCAAAGTGACGCTCTCCTTGATTTCCGAGTTCAAAAAGGAGGCCAAAGAGAACGAGGAGGAGCTGGCTCGATCTCGCCATGACCCACGCGCCAATAGGAAGAGGCGCTTCATGGCTTGGTTCGGGAGGCTGAGGCAGTTCCAGGAGTGGCTCAAGTCGAAGGGCGACGACCATACGACCGCCCTGGTGCTGAAGTGGATCGCGGAATTTGAGCACAAGCAAGTCGAGAAATACGTCAAAGAATCCGTCCAAAGCTTTTTGGGTGATCCGCCGGACAACGATTTTCTCTGCGGCTTTCTATCCGCGATGCTCGTTGTTGAAGAAGAGGCCCTTGGCCTGCCGTTGGGATCCCCCCCGTTCGCAGAGGCGCAAGAGCTTGTGGAGCGCTACGTGCGCGACAAGAGGGATCTAAGAGACGCAGCGTGAAATTACGTTTCTGTCGTGTAGGCCCGCAGCATCTTCAGCTGCGGGCCTAAAGCCGCAACGGCTCTGATCCACGTGCGCTCTGATCGAGCGTCGTCGAGGTCCCTTCGGCCTGACCTCCTCCGTGTCGTTTGCTTTGCACTCGGACGTGTCGCCGCCGTCGAGCTTAGAGATGGTAGCGACGCTGCGCCACGCGAGCCCGGCGTTAGAGCAGATTTTGAGCGACGCAATTTCGAGAGTTACTCCGCAACAGCGAAGCGATTGGTTTAGCGGCAAGCTGCTGTAGGCCCACATCCAATTGGTTCATTACGTGCAATCCAGTGCCGCTGACGGCGGTCGTAACTACAACGGAGAGCGATAAATGATGATGGAAGACACGGACTTCGCCTCAACGGAAGGGGCCGACTTCGATCCTAAGAAGTACCGGCCCAGTTGCGCGAGGGATGCCGAGAAGCTGCTCTTGGTGGGTGCCACCCGCGAAGAACTAACGAAGTGGTTCGGCGTCCATGAATTTTTCTTACACCAATGGGCCGGTGAGCATGAGGACTTCGACTTGGCGCTGCGGACGAAGCCCACCCGCTTGGGTGTCGGCTACAACGACTACGGGCTCTTTAAGTGGCTCTACGACTACAGGCGCGGCGCAATGAACTAACGCGGGGGTGGAGAAAAATGAGCAAGGCGACTTCCAAAAAGAAGGGGGCCACGGCAAGCAACACGGCATCCCAGAAGGACGCGAAGACTGGCCGCTTCCTACCCGGTAATAGCGGCTTCGGAGGAAGGCCCAAGGGGTCACGCAACAAACTGACAACCGAGTTTTTCGACGACTTCTACGCAGCTTGGCAGAAGCACGGCGCGCTGGCCCTTGCGAAAGTGGCTGAGAGCAGTCCTCGGGACTTCGTCCGCGTTGCTGCGATGCTGATGCCGAAAGAGTTTGAACTCAAGACGCCTATGGATGACCTGTCCGATGTTGAACTCGCAGACCTCATCACAGCCGTTCAGTCCATCATCGCTGGAAGCCTTGCTTTACCGGCTGCAGGCGGAGACGGAGCGACGTCAAAGCCGCACTAAGCTCCTCCGCTATCGGCCTTACCCAAAGCAAGCGGCGTTTCACGCGGCGGGAGCCGTGCACCGCGAACGGCTGCTGATGGCGGGCAATCAGCTCGGCAAGACCACCTGCGGCGCGGCGGAGGCGGCCTTTCACCTGACGGGTAAGTACCCGGACTGGTGGGTCGGTCGGTGCTGGGATCGCCCCGTCAGAGTGTGGGCTGCTTCGGAGACATGGGATGTCACCCGCGACGGCGTGCAGCGGCTGCTGATTGGCGAGCCCAAGGACGAGTCGCAATGGGGCACCGGCCTCATCCCTGGCGATGACCTGGAGGACTGGTCGAGGCGGCAGGGTGCCCCCAACGCGCTCGATAGCGCGATCATCAAGCATGTCTCAGGCGGTCACTCGACACTTGGCTTCAAATCGTTCGATCAAGGCAGAACGAAGTGGCAGGGCGAGACGCTCGATTTCGTTTGGTTCGACGAAGAGCCGCCGCAGGACATTTACTTTGAAGGACTCACGCGCACCAATGCGACCGACGGCATGGTCTACCTCACCTTCACGCCCCTGAAGGGCATGAGTGACGTGGTCCACGCATTTATTCAGGAGTGTGGCCAGCTATGACGAAGCATATCACCCGCATGGAGATCGATGACGCCGAGCACTACACGCCCGAGCAGCGTCAAGCGGTCATCGACGCCTACCCTGAGCATGAGCGCGAGGCCCGCACCAAGGGCATTCCGTCTCTCGGCTCGGGGCGCGTCTTCCCGATTTCTGAAGACGCGATCCTCTGCGATCCGATCCCGATCCCCAAGCACTGGTTTCAGATTGTCGGCATGGACTTTGGCTGGGAGCATCCCTTCGCGGCGACGCGCAACGCCTGGGATAAGGATAACGACGTTTGGTACGTGGTCGCGTCTTATCGTGAGGCGAAGGCAACGCCTCCAATCCACGTCGCTGCGATCAAGCCGTGGGGCGACTGGATACCGTGTGCTTGGCCGCACGATGGTCTCCAGCACGATAAAGGTTCAGGTAACGAACTCGCAAGCCACTACAAGAAGCTTGGGCTCAAGATGCTCGACGAGCACGCCACACACGCGGCGGGAGGCATGGGGATCGAGGCAGGCATCACCGAGATGCTTGAGCGCATGCAGACGGGACGCTTTAAGGTGTTCCGTGGGCAAGAGCACTGGATGGAAGAGTTTCGCTATTACCGCCGCGAGGACGGTCTCATCGTCAAGGAGCGGGACGATCTGATCTCGTCAACACGCTACGCGATCATGATGCGGCGCTTTGCGAAACAACCGCCTTCTGTCGAGAGGTGGAAGCCGAAGCCAAAACGGTCCGCATGGACGGCCTGATGACAGAGGCCCTTGCGCTGACCGAACAGGAGAGAACGATGGGGGGCAAAGAAGAACTGTTGAAGTTGGCCTACAAGCAACTCGACCAAGCCGCCATGGAAGAGGAGCTGTTGGCATTAGAGGCGGAGGCTCTGGCCGTGAAGGTCGATCTCGCCGAAGCAGCCCTCCATCCTATCCTGCCCCGTAGGCGAACCCGGCTCGGGCCCCCGGCCTGGGAGGCTTTATGACTTTCGTGGAGCTTAAATCCCTTTATGAGTTCCTGTCGCGGCGGCAGCCGGTGGCGGCTGCCCAGGAGGAGATGGCAGCGATTTACGAGAAGGTTCGGAAAGCTGGCGACACCGACGCGCTGCGGCTCTCCCGGTCACCGTATAAGAAGCTGCAAGATGAGGTTCGCCCTGCGCTGATTTATGCAGTGAGCGAATTGCCCCATGGCGACATCCAATTCCATCTAACTGATAAGGGCCCTGACGCCACCGCATGGCCCGACGCATGCTCCTCCCCAATCACGATTGAGGTCACAGTTGCGTCGGGCAAAGTCCGGTATCACCAGATGAAGGCCCTCAACGAAATCGGCATGGGGCATGGCTTCACTGACGCAACCGACGCCGACACCCCTGAGTACATTAAGACGCGATACGAGGATTATCGTGCCTATTCACCACTGGATGTAGCCAAGAATATTGAGGCGGGTGTCCACACTTGCGTAAATCGCAAGGCCACGGAGAGCCATCGAGATCACACGCTGATTATCTATGCTCCCTCGCTACAACTGTTTCCCTCTCAGGACTGGGACCGATATATGCCGGAGCTTGCCCACGGCTTGCCCCAATCGCCTTGCCGAGCCATCTATTTGGTCGGCGGCACTTTTAGCGGTGACGTTTGCTATCGGCTGAAGTAACCGCCGAACTCATTTCAAAGCCCGTGCCGGCCGCCAGGGTGCCGCAATCGACACGACCACACCGGCGGGCAAGTTGGTCTTCGGCATCTTTGCATCGCTGGCTGAGTTTGCGCGCCAATAGCTCATCCGCGCTCCACTCCGCCTCCACTGGCGACCGCCAGATAAAGGAATACGAAGCAGAACAGGATGGCGAGTTGCCCGCCGTTAAGGATCGGGAAACGGCCCCCTTTACGACCGCGAGCACGTGAGCGCGACCTCATCTCTGAACGTACTCGCGCGGGACTTGCCTCAGCACGAACGTGGGCAAGAAATCCATGATCGAAAACATGGCGTACGAAGTTGTGTCCGGCTTGACGTGGCCGGGCCAGCGGACGAAGGCGAAGGTGCGGATCGCGCCCTCGGTGGCTTCGCCCAACTCGCCCCGGAAGGGACCGGAATTGCCCATGTCCGGCGTCGCCTCGTTGCCCCATTCGCGGGCGGTCTCGCCTTGCGGTCCGTTGTCCGAGGCGAACGCGAGGATCGTGTCATCGTCGAGCTTGAGTTCTTTGAGAGCGTCAAGGATCTGGCCGACGTGGTAGTCGCCTTCCATCAGCTTGTCGCCGTACTGACCGATCTGGGACTTGCCCGCGCGCTGGCCACTCGCGGCCCCCGGCCTTTTGCGGTAAAAACGGCGTCCATGACCAACGGAATTGACCGCAGAGAACGGATCGACACTGAGCACTTCAAGGCGCTGCTTCTGGTCAACGGGGGCGGGGCGGTCGCGCTCCTCGCTATCGTGCCATCCTTGCTAGACAAGACGGGCTACGCGACTCTCACCCGCGCGATCCTCGTGGGCGTGCTGATCATGATGATTGGCCTTGTGCTCGCGGTGATCCACAACCGCTATCGCCGAAAATGTTCGCTGGTCTATGAAGAGCACGGAATGAAGCCGCCCGGCGGCAGCCTTTTTGGTTTCCAGCTTTCCAGACCAACGGTTTGCGCCATTAGTGAATGGTGTATGTGGGGCTCGCTCGCGGCTTTCGTTGTCGCGGGCGTCTCTGTCGCGAGCGTTGGGATTTGCACCGTCAGGTAGGTGTAGCCATGATGCGCAAATTGTTTTTTGGCTTCTCTCTTACCATTCTGATTGCGACTATCCTCGGCGCAGCATCGGCACAGAACCTGGACATCGACCGGATGTCCAAGGATGACCTTAACAAGCTGACTGAACAGCAAATGGACACGATGCCAGCCTTCAAGGTCTGGGAGAAGCTTGGGCTTGGGTCGGCAACAAGCTTAAGAGCGTGGGCGCTGCTGCTGCTGCGTGATCTTGGGTACGGCTTCCGTGAGGCATTTACCGGGAACGACGATCAGCTGAAAAGGTGGGTGACACAGTTTCAGCATGACATAGGGGAGCCTGAGACTGGCACACTTACAGACGGTCAAATACCACGCTCATGAAGCGCGCAGACGTCGTCAAAACTAGTGATGTCAATGTCGGTTTGCCGCTAGGGGATAAGGACGGGCCGGAAATTATCGTGGCCGGGGACCTTGTATCAGCAAAAGGCACCTTCATTATCGAGGGCGATAAGCCTGCGTATCCCCTCAACATCGCCAGTTTCGACTGCGACCGTAAGGGGGGCTACTGCAATCAATCGAACGTCGACATCAATGCGGATGGCACAATTTATTACGTCAACACTTTTCAGACGTCACTTTCCATACTGAGTTGGAATGATGAAGAGATTGTCGCAAGCGGCGAGGGGCTGTGTGCAATTACGACGCTGACGATAAACGTTAAGGCAAAAGACGTTTATGCAATCACTCGGAACAAGAGTAATCAGTCTTGCGCCCCACTGATGGCACCCTTGGCAAAGCCACAAATCTCAAAGCTCGTGAGCGGCTTCAATGTTAGCCAGGACTACTTTGCTAAGAAACGAAAAGAGGCAGACGGATACCGTACCAAGGAATACCAGGAATATTTAGAGGCGATGCGCGGATCGCCCGCTGAGAAGGGAAACGCACCTCTGCAATCGAAGGCTCAGACGGACACCGTGCCAGCTCAGCAGTAGGGGTGCCTAAGGCTGCGCTAGAGCGGGAGCAAGAGCGGCTGATTGAGGAGTGGTCGAAATGAAGCCCGCTAGAGCTACCTTCTTTGTGGCCTTTACACTGTGCTCCAGTGTGGGCTTCGCCCAGACAGATGTCGATTGGAAGTACTATGGCAGCGCATCGGTCGATGGCCTCAGCATGTGCTTCTTTGACGCTAGCGGCGTAATCCGAGAGCCTGGGAATCAAATACGGGTGTGGACAAAGTGCCTTCCCCAAGAGGCCATCAATGATTTGATCAAAAATGTGGATGATGGGGCAAAAATAGTGCGTGACGCCGACCAAAAAGTTGCGCGCGGCTACGTGCCGCCGTTCGTGGCGGCGGGAGTCATGAACTTTGATGAAGCCTTTGTTGTAGCCGAAGAGGTTGCAGACGTCGATCACGTTAAGCCCCAGACCAGAATATTGTACGAGCTCAATTGCCCCGAACGGATGATCCACGAATTGAGCGTCCACACTGAAGTAAAGGGTAGGGTTGGTTCATCTAACAAAGCCACAGACTGGTATTACGTTGCGCCAGAAACGACCGGCGCTTGGTTGCTGAAAATTTTGTGCCCGAAGTGAAGACCGCCCTGACCGCGGGGTCATCTTCTGGGCTCCGTTCATGCCAGGATCGACAATGGAAGTGGCTGGCGTGCTTTTGGCGCTCGCGTCTGTGGTCTACTTCATTCTGGGGCCGTACGTGGTGTGAGGCCGCGCATGAATCTCGTTAGAGCAATCCAATGCGCCTGAGCGGATGGCAGCGGATCGGGGTGATCCTGTCAGTTATTTGGTTCATTGGATTTGCCGGATACATCTGGCATGCCGACCGAAAGGAAAAGGCAGACTTTTACGTTTGGCAGCTACATATGTGTTCCGAAATCTGGGACACCGAAAATGAATCGTTGAACTACATTCAAGACCCAAACGAGCGCGACAAGAGAGAGGCGTCAAACCGTGCGAAGTATGATCAATGCAACGAGGAAGCTCGGAAGTTCTATGCCGTCCAAATTGGCGAGAATGCTGGACGGCCTCACTGGGGACTTGCAATGGGCCTATTGATTGGAGTCGACTTGCTAACGATTGGCATTGCTTGGCTGCTTGCATGGCTCACGATCAGCGTAGTTCGCTGGGTTAGGCGAGGGTTCCATCGGGCTTAGCCCGCCTACCGCAACATGCTGAAACGGTATGGTGCCAAGGCTGCGCTTGAGCGGGCACGAGCGTAAGGCTCTTGTCCTAAAAGGTCGAAATGTCTTGATGCAGAGGAGTTTGAGCTATGCTGTATCCTGCACCCGGTACAACCGCAGACGATGAAGCATTTATTGCTCGGAGCTATTGGCAGCCGATTGGCCCTGGCTTGTTGATTCTTGCCCCGCTCGGTGTCGCGTATTACGCCGACACCAAATGGGTTCTCGCAGTTGGAATTGGAGTGATATTGATAATGCTTAACGAGATCGCGGCCCGACTCTATGACATTTGCATGAGAGTGCGGCGAACAAATCTAATTTTGGGCAGTGACCCTAGGATGCCATCACCATCTTAATGGCGAATGCCAAGACGCTTCCCACCACCATGGACCGTTGAGAAGATTCCTGGCGGCCTAAAGGTTGTTGATGCTAATGGCCAATCGCTCGCATACGTCTATTCGCGCGAGAAGCCAGATGACGCGCACATAGCGAAGGTGCTTACCGAGGACGAGGCGCGGCGCATAGCCAGCAACATCGCCAAGCTGCCAACCTTACTCGCCAAAGAGTGA